GAGCTGTGGGCGCCGACGGCGCAGGACCGCATCCGCGTAGTTTGGGTGGGAGACAGCATCAGCGCCAGCGGGAACTCCACGCCAGCCTTGAACGGCGCGATGGTTCCGCAGCAGGTGGCCTATCTGCTCGGCTGGAGCGACGTGTGGAACGATGGAATCGGCGGCACGGGATACGTCGCCACGAACGGCGGAAACAATTACACCTTTGGCCAGCGCATCGGCTACGACGTCACGCCCTGGAGTCCGAACCTGGTGGTGTTTCTAGGCAGCATCAATGACGTGGGGCAGAGCGGGATTCAGGCAGCGGCTTTATCCGCCTACCAGGCCGTGCGCGGGGCGCTGCCGGGCGTGCCGATTATTGTCGCTGGCATACCGCCGGATAGCCCAAACAATGGCGGGTCTGCAAACATTACGACTGCGGAGACCGCGCTGCAAAATGCGGTTACGCAATTTGGCGACCCGCTGACGTTTTTCATCCCGATTAACAATGATGCGGCGGGAGCGTGGATTACCGGAACCGGTAAGGTAACGGCGACAAACGGAACCGGTAATGCCGACGCGTATATCAGCAGCGACGGGGTTCATCCGACCGACATGGGCAGGCTGTATCTTTCCCGCAAATTGGCGAACGCAATTCAGAACGTCCTCGCGCAAATCCCGTGAATCTTTTTGGCCGAGATTGCCGATGCGAGCAAGCGTTATAAATCCGCACTTTTCAGGCTCGACAAGCAAGCGTGGAGATCTGAGCACTGTGAAGGGAATTCGTGCAGGCGATCCGCTGGCAAAGGCGGCGGAGCTCGCGCAGGCTATCGTTCTCCGCTATGAATCCCCGGGGCGACCGAAGAGGCCGCGCATTTTGGTATGCAGAAAAATCGTTGAGAAAAGCTAGCCGGGAAGAGCAGATGCGTAAGAAGCGGATTCAAGGCGACCAGAACAGCAGAGGCGAGCAGCAACTCGGCAGTAGGGCAGAAGATAGCGGCAGCGAAATGGGGTTAGCGTCGGCAAAAGAGCTGCCGATGCCGCAGAGCCATCGCGAATTGGGCCATGCGATCTTCAAGATACAACATCCCGCAATAGTCGGAGCCGAACTCCTCGATAAGAACAACGAGGACCGCAACGCGCCGACGCGACTGAAATCGCTGCAAGCATTCGCAGATTGGATGTGGGGTGCAGGCGGCGGCGAAGCGCATGACAGGCCGCCGCGCATTATCTGGGATATTCCGGGGCCGCCGTATGAGCCGCCCGATCCGGAGTTGGAGAAATTAGAAGGAGGCGAGAAGTGAGCGTACTGACCAAACAGAAAATTGGCGAAATCGTGGAGCTGGCGGGAGTGCTCGCCTTTGCCGCCGGAGTGATCATCAGCGTGCAGCACTACGCGATCGGCGCGCTGCTGCTTGGCGGGACTGCGGCGTACGCCGTTGGCAAGAAGCTGCGAGCAGCCTGACTTAAGTGTGGCCATTTGGCCGCAAGCGGAAGGGCTCGCATTACGACGAGAAATCCGCCGAACGCGAAGCTCCGGCGGTAAGAGCTTCCAGTTTATACGCGCCTTTCCCGCGACAAAGAGAGTTTCACACCTGCGGCGCGAAATACCGGCTGTTTGGCGGGGCGGCCGGTCCGGGCAAAACGAAGGCGCTGTTGTGGGAGGCGATACGTCAGGCGAACAAATGGCCTCGCGTCGATACACTGCTGCTGCGGCGCACGTTCCCGGAACTCGAAGCTTCGCTGATCACGTATTTTCGCCGGGATGTGCCGAGCCGGATGTACGAGAGCTACAACGAGGCGAAGCACGTCATCACGTGGCGCAACGGCTCGACCACACGGTTCGGCTATTCCGCGGGGGAAAACGACGTCTACCAATATCAGGGCGCGGAATTTCTTTTTATCGGCATCGACGAGCTGACGCTTTTCACGCTGGGCCAGTGGCAATTTCTTACCAGCCGCAATCGATGCGCGGTGCCAGGAACGACGCCGACTATGGCCGGGGCGACCAATCCCGGCAACGTCGGCCACGCCTGGGTGAAAGCGCTGTGGGTGGATCAGCGGCCGGCGCCGGGGATGGACCGTCCCGGGCAATACGATCCGGACGACTACGCGTTCATTCGCGCGACCATTGCGGATAACCCGCTCTATAGGGATGACGCGGATTATCTGAAGACGCTGGACGCGCTGCCGCGGCACCTGCGGCAGGCGTTTCTCGAAGGCGACTGGAACGTCTTCGCGGGGCAGTATTTCGATCTTTTCGATGTGCGGCGGCACACGGCGCGGGCCGAACAGCTCGGATTGCAGTCGTGGTGGCCACGATGGATCTCGATCGATTGGGGCTACGAGCACCCGAGCGCGGTTTATTGGCATGCGGCGCGTCCGGGTGGGACGGTGGTTACCTATCGCGAGTTTGTGCAGAATCACCTCTCGCCCAAGATGCTGGCCATGGGCATCATCGAGCGCTGCACGGCTGGAGAGAAGATTGCGGACATCTTTCTCTCGCCAGACGCGTTTGCACAGCACACTTCGGATTTGACGATCGCCGACCAGTTGGGCGATGTGCTGGCGGAGAAGGGGCTGCCGCGACCGATTCCCGCAGACAACGATCGTATCGGCGGCTGGATGTTGATGTACCAGATGCTGCAGGCGGGGCAATGGCTGATCGCGGATCATTGCACGCGTCTCGTCGAGTGTTTGCCGACGCTCATACGCGATCCGGCGAACGTGGAAGACGTGCAGAAAATGGACGGAGACGATCCGGCAGATAGCGCGCGCTATGGGCTCAAGTCGCGGCTCGCTTCGGCGCGAGCGCCAATCGAGCAGCGCGTGGCCGAGCGCATCAGCGCTGTCGATCCGACTTCGCGAGCCATCTGGACGCAGAAATATGCGGCAGAGGAGCGCCGGGGGGCGCGCGCTCCGCTGCTGCCGATGCGCCATGGGCGGTGAGGCTATCGCGGGCGGGTTGGCGGAGAGACGCTTTTAATGTTCGACAAAATCATGGATTGGCTCGGGCGATTGCGGCAGGCGATGCGGAGCCGCTACGTACGGCTGCTCGAAGCTGAGATTGCGCGCGATCGCGCGGAGATCGAGCGCCTGCGCGCCGAGAATCGCGCGATGCTGAATTCGCTGCTGGGCACCGCCGGCGTGCCGCCGATCGAAACGCCGCCGGTGCATCCGGCGCAGATCGCGCCAATACGGCGACGGTCGTGGTCGCAGATTGCTGCGGCGCGGGAGATTGCGGCGGGGCGAGAGGCGCGGGAGCGGGAACAATCCCGTGCGCAAGGGCAGCGCGGCTAGCGCGCCGCAGCAGGACTTTTTCGATACGCGCGCTAATCGCGCGGGGCGCGAGAGATCGCACCTGCGCGAGAAGCGATGATTCGTCACCGATCGGAACAGCGGCAAGCGGGCGCTTGATACGCGCAGGACGTGACGACGGAAAAAGCCCCAGGGCCCCCGCAACGACGGCGGGGAGCCCTGGGCTACAAAAAACAACAGCAGATCCCTCCTCGTTCGGCCGCGTGAAGACACGCGGACGAACTTCGTCGGGATGACAGCTCTTGTGTGTGCAGCGTGAGAACAGATGAGCACGAGTGAAAACGCGATACTGAAAGACACGGAGCGGGGTGCGGCCGTCGAGGCCGACGGCAATGCGCCGACGCAGTCGGTGCAGCTCGGCGGCGGGATTTCGGTCGGGCTCGATTCGCAGAACGATCCGCAGACGCAAACACTCGGCCCGAATAACGAACGGCTGGAGCAAGCGGCGCCGCGGTTGGTGAACGCGTTACGCGAGCTGGTGGTGCAGTTTCGGCAGGAAGGAATCGTAGCGCGGCGGCACGAGATCCGGCGTATTCGCCAGGCTCGGCTTTTCTGGCAGGGGCTGCAATACGCCTGGTGGAATCCGCAGGACATGAATTGGCACCTGCCGTGGGAAGCGAAAATCTATGACGATTCGGCGCTGGAAGAGATGCCGCGCTTCCAGTTCGTGACGAATTTGTATCAGGCGTTCGGGCTGTCGTTTGTGTCGGTGATCAGCCAGGATGTGCCGGCCACGCGTTTTTATCCGCAATCCACGCTGAGCGAAGCCGATATCGAGACGGCCAAGGCCGCTTCGCAAGTGGCGGAGCTAATCGAGCAAAACAATCGCGTGCAGCAGTTGCTGACCGGCGTGGGATTTTATCTTTGGACCGACGGCAAAATCGGCGGGTACGTGCGGTACGTTGCGGATGGGCAGCGGTTCGGGTGGCGCGACGAACTGATGCTCGAAGAACGGTGGGTTCGGCTGGGGCGCGACGCCTATGTGTGCCCGAAGTGCGGGACGGAGAGCGAAGCCGGCGACGATTCGACGAGCGCAAATGCGCAGGAAAAATCTCCAGGTGACCCGACCGAAAGAGTCGGGTCACACTGGGCTACAAATGCCGAGCAAAACCGACGGAGAGATTCTTCGGGCCTGGGAAGCGGCCCTCAGAATGACAATTTGGCGGATTGGCCAGTGAGCGGGGCGACCCGAGGCCCGGCGGCATCGCAAAACAGTGCCGCCGGACCCGGGGCTGCAACCGCGTCAGGCCATAGCGGCGCTCAGAATGACAGCACGGGGCAGGGGGCGGCGGGAGGAAGGGACTCAGGGGCGGGGAAATCTTTTCTGACCGGGACGATCTGCGCGCAGTGCGGCACGACGCTCGGCGCAAACGATTTTCGTCCGGCGCCGCTGGTGCCGGTGCCGAAAAGTGTTGGCAGTCGCCGCGTGGCCAACGGCCAGGAAGTGATCTCCATCGTCGGCGGGCTCGAGTTGAATACGCCGGTCTGGGCCAACGAGCAGTACGAGTTCCCGTACTTGCAGTGGCAGATGGAAGTGCACCGCGCGAAGCTGAAGGCAGCTTTCCCGCGCGCTGCCGACAAGATTCAGACGGGCGGCCCGCAAGGCGCCGACGATATTTATGCGCGTGCGACGCGGATTGCCGTGTCGCAGGGCATGCCAACGATTCATCCGGGCGACGCGCTTTTCAATCTCATTACATTTTCGCGGACGTGGATTCGTCCGTGGGCGTTTTATTCGATCGAAGACCCGGCGGTGCGCGATCAGCTTCTGCGGCTGTTTCCCGATGGCTGCTACGTGGCTTTTGCCGGTGAGACTTACTGCGAATCGCGCAATGAATCGATGGACGACTGCTGGCGCGTGATGCATGCTCTGCCGGGCGACGGTCAGAATCGGCCGAGCGCGGGCGATTCGCTGATCGAAGTGCAGGAGCGATACAACACGCTTTCCAATATTCAGGCTGAGACTTACGAATACGGCGTGCCGCCGATCTACGCGGATCCGCAGGTGCTCGATTTTGATGCGCTCGCGAATCAAACGGCGGAACCGGCGGCGCATTATCCGGCACGGGCGCGACCAGGAATGTCGCTGGCTGACGGATTCTTTCAGCCTGCGCCGGCACAGGTGCCGCCGGACATGCTGAGACACCAGCAGGACCTGATCGGGCCGATCGCGCAATTCCTCACGGGGCTTTTTCCGGCCGTCTTTGGCGGAGAAATGGAAAACGTAAAAACCGCGAGCGGTTACGCGATGGCTCGCGACCAAGCGTTGGGGCGGCTAGGGCTCGTTTGGCGGCGACTCAAATCTTTTTATTGCGACGTGATGCTGCTGTCGGTGGATTGTTTCCGGAAAAACCGGCCCGACGACGTGGAGATTCCGTTTCTCGGCGCGGGCGGCGAATTTGAGGCGCGCTTCATCCGGCTTGCGAATCTGAAGGGCAATATTCAGGCGCATCCGGAATCGGACGAGACGTTCCCGCGGCTGAAATCGCAGCAACGCGCCGTGCTGCAACAACTGATGACCAATCCCGATCCCACGATTCAGGCGGCGCTGCGCGAGCCGGCGAATCTCGGGTTCGTCAAGTCGCTGGTGGGCTTGAGCGAACTCGTCGTGCCGGGGGACGACGCGCGCAACAAGCAGTTGCGCGAGATACAGGCTTTGTTGACCGCCGGACTTCTTTTTTCGCCGCAAGCACCCCTTACCGGGGACTTCGGCCTGGGTGGCTTAGCTGCTGTGCCGGGCACGAACAGCGCGCCCGGCTTGCCTGTGCAGCCCGTGTTCAGATCTACAGTGCCGGTAGACGAGTTGCTTGACGATCACGCGACGGAATTCGAGGAGTGCCGGCGATGGGCGAGTTCCGATGCCGGCCAGATTGCGCGCGCGCAGAATCCCGCAGGCTTTGCCAACGTACGCGCACACGCGGCAGAACACGCAGCAGCACTGGCGCGACAGGGGCAGACTTCTTTAACGGCCGAAGCACCAGCTGCGCCGCTCAAAGCCGGCTCTGTTGTGCCGCGCTGAAGGCCGCGGCGCTACGTTTAAATCGAACTTGGTTGGAGGAAAAATGGAGCAGGGAAGCAGTGCGAGCGCGCTGGCGGCGCGCACGGCAGGCATGACGGACGAACAGATTCTCGACCTCGATCTGGAGGCGTTG